ACCGCCCAGGCCGTCCAACAGGGGTGCCGAACCAGAAGACCCAGGAGAAGCGCGAGGCGCTCTCTGACGCCATGCGAGACGTCTTTGCGGGTCTGACTCCTGAAGAGGTTGAGGCAATCAAGCCCCTAGACATTTTCCGGTTGATCACGCTCGCGGCCGTTCGCGCCGGGGACCACGCGCTGGCGATGCTCGGCGCGGAGAAGTGGGCACCTTACGTCCACGCCAAGCTCGCGCCGATCCAGGTGGATGCGGGTGGCGGGGATCGCGCCACGGTGCACATTGTCGGTGGGCTGCCGGAGGACTAGCTTTTGGTGTAGTCTTACCCGGATTATATGGGTATAGTCTTACCTATGAAAAAAGATCTGACGCAAGCTCGACTAAAAGATTTACTGAATTACGACCCTGAGACTGGGGTTTTCTCTTATCGTATATCGCGAAAAGGATCGGGTAGGGGGGTCGGCGATGTTGCCGGGTGTGCGCATGACCACCACCCGGGCGGGACAAGTAATGCGGCCACTCGCAGGCTTATTTTGATCGGTATCGACTACAAATTGCACAGGGCGCATCGGCTGGCATGGTTGTATGTTCATGGTGAGTGGCCGAAAGGGTCGATCGACCATATTGATGGGGACCCAGAAAACAACCGTATCTCAAATCTGCGTGATGTCCCCCGCAAAACGAATTCTCAGAACATGCGCCGCGCGCAGCCATATAACTCCACTGGAGTTCTCGGCGTGGGAAGAGACGTGGCCCGAGGCTGCTTCAAAAGCGAAATAAGACTGCCCAGTGGGAAGCGGAAGTTCCTGGGAAGATTTAAAACGATCGAGGAGGCACACCAAACCTATATCGATGCGAAGCGCCTCTTGCACGAAGGATGCACGATTTAATCATGCCTGAAATTATACTTCCCGACCTCCACGCAGGTCAGATCGAAATCTTCAAAGGACGGGAGCGCCGCAATGTAGTCCGTTGCGGGCGTCGATTTCGGTAAGACCAAGCTGATGGTTGCCTTGGCCGCTGATGCAGCGGCCAAGGGGCGTAAAGTCGGGATTTTTTGCCCTGAGCATCGTCAGTTGGTCGAGCCGTACGAAGAACTTCTATCAATCCTCCAGCCGATCAAGCGCCGCGCCAGTAAGACCGAAGGTACAATCCGAACCACCACGGGCGGACTTGTGGACTTTTGGCAGCTTACCGACAATGATCTTGCAGGCCGGGGCCGAGAGTACGACTTGGTCCTGATGGATGAGGCCGCGTTTACGAAGAACGGCCAGATGCTCCAAATCTGGGAGCGATCTATAACGCCGACGATGTTGACGACGCGCGGCACCACCTGGGCGTTCTCAACCCCAAACGGCATAGACCCTACGAACTTCTTCTGGAAACTTTGCAATGATCCAGAAATGGGGTTCAAAGAATTCCATGCCCCGACGAACAAAAACCCATATGTACCTGCTGATGAGTTCGAGAAAGAGCGCGCAAGGCATCACCCACTTGTCTTTAGCCAGGAATTTCTTGCAGAATTTTCGGACTTCTCAGGGGTCCGATTCTTCCAGCTTGAAAAGTTTCTAGTTGCCGGGAAGGGCGTAGACTTCCCGGCAAATTGCGACACCGTTTTCATCACGATTGATACGGCGAGCAAGTCTGGCCCAGACCGTGATGGGACCGCTGTGTGCTTTTGGGCTATGAATAAGTTTCACGGCACGCCGCTTCTGTTGTTGGATTGGGAGATAATTTCCCTGGATGGGGATCTGATGATCTCCTGGCTCCCAACGATGTTTCAACGCGCCACGGAGCTCGCGCGGCAATGCAAAGCACGTACCGGCTTCACCGGCGCCCTGATTGAAGACAAGGCGGCGGGCATGGTCCTGCTCCAGCACGGCCTTCGACATGGCTGGCCGGTCGCGCCGATCGACTCCAAGTTCACATCGATCGGTAAAGATGAGCGCGCGATCGCAGTCTCCGGCCATGTGCACATGGAGAAGGTGAAAATTACTCAAGCCGCGCTCGATAAGCAGACCATCTATAAGGGGCAGACCATGAATCATTTCGTGGCCCAAGTATTTTCCTACCAGATAGGCGTGAAGAACCAAGCTGACGATATGCTCGACGCGGCAGTTTATGCGGTTGCTGCTGCTCTAGGTAATTCCGAGGGGTTCTAGCGGGCACAAATTGAGCGAAAGAGGCTCAGCAAGATGGAGTAATGATCAATGTCCGGTGTAATGACAGGTGCGCCGGACTTCGGCCCCAGCTTCACATTTATAAACGGCTCGCAACTCGGTAGCCAACTGATGACGCTGCTCTACGCTGAGGATTTAGTTCCCGGCTCAGAGCTAAGCTACCAAACCTGCAAAACACTATATTCGTTTCACCCCGTCGGCAAGAAGATGGTCGACACTCCGCTCGCGATCGCGCAGAGCCAGGAGCGGACCATCTCGATCACCAAGGGCCCGGAGGAGCGCGTTAAGGAGGCGTTTCTTCGCCAATGGAAAGAGGACAAGGCCGACCGCCACATCCTGAACACCGCGCGCCTGGCGCGGATCTACGGTATCGGCGCCATCGTGCTCGGCGCCATCGACGAGCCGACGGACGAGCCGCTCGACTTCAAGCGCCTGGCGGACCTGTCGATCTACTTCAATGAGGTGGACCCGCTGAACACCGCCGGCTCGCTGGTGCTGAACCAGGACCCGAACGCGCCGGACTTCCAGAAGCACGGCGACATCGCGGTGAACGGCAAAACCTACCACCGCTCGCGGTGCGTGGTGCTGATGAACGAGGACCCGTTGTACATCGAGTACAGCACCTCGGCGTTCGGCTACGTGGGACGCTCGGTGTATCAGCGCGCCCTCTTCCCCTTGAAGTCGTTTGTGCAGACCATGATCACGGACGACATGATCAGCCGCAAGGCTGGGCACCTGATCGCGAAGATCAAGCAGGCTGGCTCGATGGTCAACGGGTTGATGGAGAAGCTGCAGGACTTCAAGCGCCGGCTGCTGAACCAAAGCACCACGAACCACACCGTCTCGATCGGTGCCGAGGACTCCGTCGAGTCGCTGAACCTGAACAACATTGACGGCGCCGGCAAATTCGCGCGCACCAACATCCTCGAGAACATCGCCCTCGCGGCCGACATGCCGGCGAAGATCATCAACAACGAGACCTTCGCGGAGGGCTTCGGTGAGGGTACCGAGGACGCTAAGAACGTGGCGCGGTATATCCAAACGGTCAGAAACGACCTCGGCCCGCTCTACGACTTCTTCGACAAGATCATCCAGTATCGCGCGTGGAACAAAGAGTTCTATGCGACGATCCAGGCCGATTTCCCCGAGTACGCCGGCAAGACCTACGAGGAAGCGTTCTACGAGTGGACCAATAACTTCCACGCCGAGTGGCCATCCCTACTCATCGAGCCGGATTCGAAGAAGGCCGAGGGCGAAAAGGTCAAACTTGAGACCCTGATCTCGACCGTCGAGGTCCTCCTGCCGAGCCTGGACCCCGAAAACAAGGCACGGGTCTTTCAGTTCTTTCAGGATAACGTTAACAGCAATAAACTACTTTTCTCCTCGCCGCTTGTGCTCGACTTCGACGCCATGGTGCGATACGGCCAGGAGCAGGCAGAGCAGCAGAAACAGCTCGCTCTCGCTCCTCCTGGTGGCGGCGGTGCTGAAGGCAAGGGCGACCTTGGCGACACCGCTGGCTTGAAGATGCCGACTGCACCCCGAACCTTTGGAGCCTAAAACGATGGCCATAGACCCCGCCAAGATCGACCTGCTGGTAGGCAAGCTCACCCAGGCGATCGAGCGCCTCGAGCACTTGGAGATCAAGCTGCGCGCCGCTGGCGGCGGAGCACCGGCTGATGCGGTGAACCCGGCCCAGCGTGGCGTCGCGGATGCCGAGCTGTCACGCGACGAGGCTGGGAAGTTCAGCGCCGGGGCACATGCAGCAAGCCAGAAAGCAGCCCAGACCAAATCTGCCGAGCACCATACCGCCGCACGTCAGGCGCATCTGACCGCTGGCGGGGCGCACGGCCGCCGCAATCCCAATGCCGCAAAGGAGCACGCCAATGCTGCGCAGGCCCACGCGAGTGGTGCTTTCATGGCTAAATCAGGCACGCCGGGCGATACCCCAGTTAAGCAGGCTGCGCTGGCGCTCAAGCATTCGGGCAATGCCAAGAAGTGGGCTGACACCCCAAAACCTTCGCCCTTTGGTAACCGCGCCGACGCGGCCGGCGGTTACGCCCCGATCGAGCCGCACCAGGCCGGCTTCGCGCCCGAGGCCCGGGCCGACGCGGCCCGCCGTAAACGGTAATGGTCGACAGCTTCTATGTCGTGCTCACGAATGCGGTCCGCGACTTCTCTGAGCGTGGATTCGTGAGCGAGGAGCAGCTTGCGGAGTGGATGGCGGCGATCCGCCTGGCTGCCGAGCGCGACATGGTCGACCCTCGGACCCTGGAATCGGAGATGGCGGCCTCGTTCCGCTCGATCTTCGAGAACATGGTCAACAAGGGTGGCATTCTGCGCTACCACGATGGTCTGCCGGCCTGGCGCTTGAAGCAACTCGCGCCGCGCCTCCACACCGAGCTCGATCGCCGCATCATGGCGAACGCCCAGCTTATTAAGTTGAATCGGGCGCGCGCCATTGAGACCACTTTGCAGAGGTTCTCGGGGTGGAGCACTTCGATCCCGGCGGGCGGCTCCAAGGTCGTCAACCGGGTAAGTACCAAATCCGAAATCCGTAAGAGCCTGGCTCGCCTCCCCTTCGAGGAGCGCCGGGTGCTGATCGACCAGGGCCACAAGTTCGTCGGCGATCTAAACGGCATCATCGCTCGCGATGGTGGCGCGATCGCGGGTGAGTGGCACTCTCACTTCCGCCAGGTCGGCTACAACGCTAGGCCGGACCATGTGGAGCGGGACAGCAAGTTCTACATGATCCCCGGCAACTGGGCGCTCGAGAAAGGTCTTGTAAAGGCGATGGATGGGCAGTGGGCCGATCGTATCACCAAACCCGGCGAGGAGATATTCTGCTTCCCCGGTGACTCAAAGGTGCCACTCGCTGGACCCGTAGCTAAAGGTTACCGGCGTTGGTATGACGGCGAAATGGCCGAGGTGGTTACGAGCACGGGTAAAGTTCTTCGCGCGACACCAAATCATCCGGTGCTGACGACGCTGGGTTGGAAGCCGGCAGGTACGATCCAAGTCGGCGATCAGCTGGTCAAGATTTCCAATGAGGCCCTCTCGGGTCTTGAAGAAAACCATGATCACCGTGTAGCCAGCATCAGCGAGATCTTTGACGCGTTGAAGCTGGACGGGGTCTCGGAGGAACTTCCGCTCGTAGCTACAGACTTCCACGGCGATGGCTCCGATGGCCAAGTCGAGACGGTATCTGCCCACCGCCCTCTGTTGGTCGACTCTATGACCGAGGGCGATCAAGAGCTTCGTTATCTGGCCTTCGCCGAAGCCGCTTATCTTCTCGGCGACCAGGCTTATCGCCTGGGCTCTTTTGATAAGGGTTTCCTCGGTATCCTTCATGCCTTGTCGGATGGATCGAGCGTCTTTGGTGAGCGCTTGGCGCTCCTCAGAGGAGATTCGACCCATACGCAAGGTACCAGCCTCGGAGATGCTTCTCATCTGGACGCCGAGCGCCTCGAGTCTGGTCTGAAGGGCTGGGCGGCTAACCCCGATATCCCTGGAGATCGAGAGAAGGCTTTCTTTCTCGACCACGTATCGGCGGAGGGCGTCGTCGACGTCAAAGTAGGGCGCTTTTCTGGGCACGTGTACAATCTCCAAACGGGTAGTGGTGTATACACCGTCGAGGAGTTGGTTGTCCATAACTGTAGATGCAGCTACCGCTACGTGTATAATCTCCGGGACCTTAAGCCAGAAATGTTGACTGAAAAGGGCAAAGAAGAGCTTGCCCGCGTCAAAGCGCTCATCAAGTCTCGCTTCTCTGCAACCTGAAGGA